ACGCGTTCGGTCCGGCGCCTGGCACGGGAATGAAGCCGTCCGGATCGTTGAGCGCCTCCTTGTAAGCGCTGGGTACGACTCTCCCCAACATCGGAACGTTGACGATCGCCTGGGCTGCACCTTCGGCGGTGTGAAGGATCTCGATCGGCTTCACGCCGAGGATCCCTGACAGACGCGTAAGCATGGCAAATGTAAGGCCTCGCTCGGCACGCTCGATCTTCGCGATCGTTGTAAAATGCACATCCATCTTTTCGGCCAGCTGCTCGAGCGTCATGCCCTTTGCCTTCCGGATTTCCCGGAGGTTGTTCGTCACTTTGTGCCCGCGCGCCATTGCCAGTCCTCAATCTCTATCAGTCGCTCTTAGCCGATCGGCCTAATTCGAGGAATACAGATAGAGAGTTAACAGTCTTGCCCAATGAGGCCAAACGGCCTAACTGTATTTAGATGAAATTAGCCTCTTACCTCGCCGAGCATCAGATCTCGTTCAGCGCCTTCGCGCGCCAGATCGGAACACCCCACGGTCGCACCGTCGAGCGATATGCTCGGGGCAAGCGGATACCCTCCGGTCTGATGATGGCCGCAATCGTGCGCGTGACGGAGGGCGCAGTGCAGCCCGCCGACTTCGTAAGCGAGGTATCGGTTCCCGAAGTCCAAGTGCGCAAGGCAGCATAGCAAGTGCGCATCAGGGGGCGGCTGGACGATGCGACGTTCCATCGGATCACCGATGAAGCGCGCGACCGTCATCGCGCATCCGACCTGATCGGCCGGTACACCAACCTGCGCCGCGCGGGGAACGAGTGGAAAGGACTCTGCCCCTTTCGGGACGAAAAGACGGCGTCGTTCTACGTCAACGATGCCGAGGGCACCTATCACTGCTTCGGCTGCGGGGCTGGCGGCGATATCATCCGTTTCGTTAGAGAAAAGCATGGTCTCACGTTTTTCGAGACCCTGGAATTTCTAGGCGCTGCCGATCTTCCTGTTGTCCTTGAGGAGGAACGTGCCCGCCGCGTCGCCGAAAACGAAGCCGTGCGAGCGGCGGCGATCGAAGAAGCGGTCGCGATTTGGTACGCCGGCTGCGATCCAGTGGGCACCGACGCGGATCGATACGCCCGATCGCGCTCGATCACGATGGATCTGCCGCCATCGGTGCGATTCGTCAGGACGCCGCGCTGGCGCGATCGCAAGACAGGCGAGATCGGTCCTAATTGTCCGGCGATGGCGCTCGCGGTCACTATGGGCGACGAGGTCGTTGCTGTGCAGTGCGTGTTCCTGCGCGACCATGGCCGATCAAAAGCGATGGGCAAGGCCAAGCAGAGTCGCGGCCGGATAATCGGCGGCGCGGTTCGATTCGATCACGGCCGTGAAACGGCCGACGAAGTGATTATCACCGAGGGCCCCGAAGACGCGTTGAGCCTCGCTCAGGAATTGCCGACTGCGCGCGTCTGGGCGACGTTGGGCACCGCGATGATGCCGTCGGTCGTCTACCCGCCCGAGATCCGCACGATCGTCATCGCCGAGCAGAACGACAAGGCTGGCGACCTCGCCGCGCGTACTGCGGCGGCGGCACTGCAGGACCGCGGTTACACGGTTAAACGCATGCGCCCCGATGCCGCGTTCAAGGACTGGAACGACCAGCTGCGCGGCATCCGTCTCGATGCCGCACCCGTGCCGCAGGTCAGCGACGATGACGACGCAGGTGCCTGGCGCATCCAATCGGGAGGTGACCGTCGGTGACCGCCGCCCCCAGCTTCTCTCGGCAATACCTCGAGGCCGACCGACTTCCCGGACAGCCCATCCCCATCAAGCCGCCTGTCGCTCAGCCCGGCGTCTATCCCGTCGACGCCCTCAGTCCGCGGCTTGCGGCAGCTGCGATGGCGATTGTCGACAAGGTCCAGCTCCCCGCGTCAATCGCCGCGAACTCGGTCCTCGCGGCGGCATCCCTTGCCGTGCAGGGATACATCGACGTCGTGCTTCCGACCAAGGAGGTGATCCCCGTCTCGCTATTCATGGTGACGGTGGCCGCGTCCGGCGATCGCAAATCGAGCGCCGATAAGCTGGCCTTGATGGCGATGCGGGAGCGGGAGCGCGAGTTGCGCCTCGAGGCTATCGAGCATCAGGTCGCCTACGCTGCTGACGCGCAGGCCTTCGCTGCCGCCAAGAAAAAGGCCACGGCTGGTAACAAGTCCCGAGAGCAGATGAAGCAGGAGCTAGTCGCGCTCGGGAGAGAGCCTCGTCCTCCTACGACTGCGATCCTGACAACCGACGAGGGGACCCTTGAAGGTCTTCAAAAGCTCTACGCGGATTCGCTCCCAACCCTCGGCCTGTTCTCGGACGAGGGCGGGCAATGGCTGGGTGGTCATTCCATGGCAGCAGAGCAACGCGGCAAGACCGGCGCAGCGCTGAGCAAGCTGTGGGATGGTGCGCCGGTAAAGCGGGTCAGGGGCAGCGAAGCCGTCTCGTTCCTGCCGGGACGTCGGCTCGCCCTGCACTTGATGGTGCAGCACAAGATCGCGGCCGACCTGTTCGGCGACAAGGCGCTGCGCGATCAGGGCCTGCTGTCGCGCATGCTCGTGTGCCAACCGATCAGCATGAAGGGCGAGCGCCCCTGGAAAGAGGCCGACGAACTGTCGGACCTTGCTCTCGAGAAGTACAATGTGCGGTTGTACCGCCTGCTCAAAGAGCCCCTTCCCATGGACCCGGATACGCGGGAACTGGATCCGAGGAGGCTCACGCTGTCCGACGATGCACGCCGTCTATTCATACAGTGGCATGACGCGGTGGAGTTGGAGCTGAGGGCTGAGGGCGGCTTCGCAGACATCATAGGCTTCGCGGCCAAGTTGCCCGAACATGCCGTCCGCATCGCCGCGGTGATGGCGTTCTTCGAATCGTCCAGCACGACCGAGATCAGCGGCGCGGCGTTGAGCGCCGGCATCAAGATCGCGCGCTTCCACGCGGCAGAGGCACTGCGCATCATCGGTCTCGGCAGCGTCGACGAGGACAGCGAGAACGCGCACGCGCTGATTACCTGGATCCGTTCGCAGGGAGAGGCGGTCGTCGGCAAGCGCTGGATGTCCCGCGCCGCCTTCCCGCGCGAGTTGCGCGGCGCGGCGGTCCTATCCCGTGCGATCGAGGTGCTGGTCGAGCACGGACACCTCGTGCCGATCAAGAGCGGCGCAGCCATGGCGAACGGCGTCCATTATCGTGAAGCCTTCACCGTCATCGCGGACGACCAAGAATGAACGGCGCCATGCTGTTCAATCCCGACCGGTTCGTGACCTGCGTGCCAGCGCAGGAGACGGGCCCGCAGAGGACCGTGCCGGGCATCCAGCCGAAGGACAATCGCGACCTTCCGCCGGAATGGCAGAAGGGGCTTGATCGCCTGAACGTGATGGAAATGCCATTGGCGGCGGAACCTACACGCTGGGCGCAGATCGTCCTCGATGCGCATCGTCTTGCGTGGTCGTGGCACCGGCAGGCCCTGCGCCTGGGTTGGTCTGTTGGCGCGCTGTTCGGATACGATCCTACGCAACCCGGCGTGCACAGCCTGGTCCTCGACATCCGCGGTGGCCGGGTATTCGCCATGCAGCGGGACCAACGGGACCGTCACGTCGCAGCGATCGCGCTGCCCGACGGCGGGGGCCGGCACCACTATCGTGGCTACGCGGACAATCTGCCGCCGATCTGGCTCCTGCGAGGTGGCCGATGATCGCCGCTGCAGTGGTGTCGCACACTGTCGCACGGTGTCGCACTTTCCGTTCATATTCGGCGGCGCGGACCGAAGTGTCGCACGGTGTCGCCAAGTGTCGCACCAACCGGCTCGCGCACCCGAAACCCGCAGAACTCCTGGGCAGGAAGGCAGTGCGGGCGATCACTGTCGCACGGGGGTGCGACACAAGTGCGACGCTTTGTGCCGTTCTTGTGGAACGGACAGCGAACGCGGGTCAGTTTTTTTATTTCCAGCCCCTGCGCCGCGGGGTGCTTGGCGGAGGTCTAGGGGGGAAGCTGGCTACGCCAGCATACCCCCCTAAGCCCGCCTGCGTCAATAGCGTTGGGGTTACCGGGTGGGAGAGGGTTTCGTGAGGTTCCAGATTTCAGGCATTCCAGCGGTCGGGATCGAGTTGATGCTCGACGACCAGCGGTACGAGGCGGTGCAGGTGGCCCCGCATACCAGATTGGACGGCGGGCAGTCGTTCCTCATCACTTGGCGCGCTCCATGCGCTTCCTGCTCGCAACCTTTCGAGCAGGTGACTGGCAGCGGCGGCAAGGTCCCGTTTCGCAACTGTGGACCATGCAGGAGCCTTGCGCCCCCTAAGCCGGTGTCAGGTCGCTGGGGCAAGCGGGTGAAGGTCGAGGTGCGCAGGCCATGACCAGCCCACGCTCCTCGCTGGCGTCGATCGCCAGCAGATGCCGCGAACCAGATCCGGCAGCGGCACGCCGCGCAGCACGCGCAGCTTGGCACGACAGCGGCATCATCCTGATCAACCCCGCCTGGCTGCCGGGATGGGCTGACCGAAAGACGGTCGAGCTGATGGCCGAGAAACTCCACGGAAAACGGAAGGACGTAAAGTGAAACGGATTTCGATGTTGCTGGCCGTCATCGTCGCCAGCTGTTCAAGCGCGGCGCCGGCGATCGCGCAGCCACTTACGGTCGTGGATCATCAAGCGCGGTCATACCCCTCCGCCTGGTGGCTGCTCGTTGTGCTGCCGGCGTTGGTCCTGTTGATCGGCTGCATGCGCGTATTCCGGCGCCGACAGGACGATTGGCGCGAGGTCGAGGCGAAAGCCGCCGAAGTTCGGGACATGGCAGCACGCGACCGCCGACGTGATCGGGTTCGTCATCCTCGTCCGGTCGTCGATGCGGACACGTTCGGCGGCCGTCCAGGAAACTATTGATGGCAGGTGATCCAACTCGCCGGCCGTCGAACGAGCGAACACGCGTCGACGGCGTAGGGACAATGGTGTGGATCGAATGCCGCTCCTGCTTCGGCGACGGCTGGTCCTGGCCACACCGCGGGCGCCCAACGCGCAAGATCACATGCCTCTCATGCGGTGGCAGCGGTCGGCGCCAGATCGCGGCGATCGAGTGTTCGCCGTCCGACAAAATCCTCGCTGAGCAAATTGGGCAGCGAGCACCAAAAACGGGAGGAGCATGACGTGGGACGTAAAGGCAGGTCGCATAAACTGAAGGCACGGGTCGCTACAGCTGTCGCCGTAAAAACGCCGCTGAAGAAGGTTCAAGTGGAGGGTTCGCTGGAGCCAACGCGTGAGCAAATGGGGCGCGTGGAGTTCACGCATGCACCGGTTAGAAACGAGCTCGGCCGGACGATCGGGTTCGCCTATCGACGCAACCCGCTATTCGAAACGATGGCGAAGACGATGAGCATCGCGCCTCCCGAACTCGAGGCGCTGCGCGTGTATCGTGCGGCGTTCGATCGATCACACCGATCGCCTACCAAGTCATGCTTGGACTTTGGCGGTGGCGGTGGCGGTGGCGGCGGAAGCGGACGCGGCATTCCTTCCGACATCGCCAATGCAACGCCGACGATGATCGACGCGAAACGTCGGCTGCTCGAATGTGAGGCCACGATGGGCAACAACGTCCAAACGATGCGTGCGGTAGTCCTGCACGACATGTCCTTCAGCCAGGTCGCGATCGACAGGTTCGGCCATCGCATTCAACATTGGATCTATGTCGACGGACCCGGCCGGGAACGGGGCGAGCATCACGACAAGGTCGTGCCGAAGAGCGGGCGACATCGTGAAGCGGTGCGGCAGGAATTTCTCGCCGGGATGCGCGCGCTATCGCGTGCGCTCACCACGCATATGTCGGACTCGTTCGAGATATGGGTGGACCGGGACGACGCCGCCGCGTGGATTACGGTGGGCCGCGTGGCACCTGATCGGCGCTATCGGCTGTGGGGGTCGTACGACGACGTCGCCGACGTGCGATTTCATATCCAGCAGGGCAACCCGGACATGCGATACGCGAACGCGGCCGATGCGCGCGCGGCCCTTGATGTCGCCAATCAGATGAGCCGGACCAAGCTGCGTCGGCTCGAAGATGAAGAGTTGAAAGACTGATCCGCCTCGCGACGGATGGTTGCCGTCACTGCGGTAGTCTGCGGTGACGGCGGGACAATTCGCTATTAGGCTACCGAATTAGTCGCTCAGTTCGCTTTCCCCGTGGGCCGCGCAACCAGCAGCGTCAGTTCCGCCGCGAATGCCGCCAGGTCCTCGGCGTTGTGTATGACGAGCGGCAACATCGATCCGCCCACCAGTTCGAATACGATCGCTGGCTTGCCTTCGACCTCGCTGAGGAAGACCGTGTTCGCGTTCAACGTCGAAGTCTGGAGACGCTCTTCTTCGGTCAGGAATTCGTTGAGCTTATAGGCCTCGGCTGAAAGGGCCGCGAGGACCGGGCCAATCAGCCCCAGCTTCATGTCGATCCGGATGCCCTGCGGCGCGCCAGTCCCCAACGCTAGGGTAACCGTTCGATCAGCCGGATCCGACCCCGCGAACATCAGTTGATTATAGATCGGTAGTTCGTCGCTCACATGATCCTCCATCGCAAGCCCAGCTTGTCGCATCTGGTTGATCAGGATGTACAGGGTGTTGCGCGGGGGCAGCGCGTGTGGCAATGACGTCATGTTCCTAGGTTGCGTCAGCAGCCTGACACGAGCTTGAAAAGGAAGACCGGAAAAAGGTGGCGCACCGCCATCATCGCGTGGATCGCGCCAATCGGACTCATCACCGGAACTCTAGGGTTCAACGCAAGCATTCACATTCATGTGAGTGCCCCAGCAACGGAGGTATCCATGGTAGCACACGTCGATACGAAGGTGCACGGTGAAGCAAGCGCGAGCGGTGGTCCTGGTTGGGGCTGATCCACGCAAATGATGGGGTCGCCACCCGCCGGAGTTCCAATTCGAGGTATCGCGCAGGGCGGTTCGATTCCGCCCACCACCACCAAGTTACCGAAGCCCGCCATCTCGGCGGGCTTCGTCGTATCTGGACAGTCTGAACCGCAATTGCGGCTCAACCCCAACTCTTCGTGCTTTCGAGTAGAAAGGCGGCCTCGATGGCAGTGCGTAAGGCGTGGGACCGCAATGGTCCCGATCGTCGCGTCCGAGGCAGTGCCGGCCAACGCATGCGCAAACGGCGCTTGGCCCGCACCGATGGGCTTTGCGAGATGTGCGATAGCGAGGGGCTGACCACGCTGGCCACGGTTGTGAACCACAAGGTGCCGCTCGCTCGTGGTGGCGAGGACGTGGACGGCAACACTGAGAATCTGTGCGCACGACACGACGCGATCGTCACGGCCGCGCAGTTCAACAAGGCCGAGCCGATCAAGGGCAAGGGCGTCGACCGTGACGGGCGCCCGACGAGCGCAGCTCATCCATGGAACAGGCCGAATCGGACCTGACGGTCAGGGGTGTGGTGGCATCGCAACACACTCCCCCCCCGGTTGAAAAGTCTCCGAGCCCCGCTGGCTGGACACCGGACGACCCCTTCGTGCGCACTGAGACCAATTTTTGAGGGGGGAGGGTTTCGGCTCGCCCGCCGCGAGGAGGCCACATGGCCGATGTGATCGCGATCGACGGAGGCGACGGCGTTCCGCCGGAGCCGAACTGGCGTTCGATCTTCGGGCGCGCCGCCGATCGCGAGGCGGCAGCCGCCTACTGGCGCAGCATCGTCAGCGAGATGCGCGGTGCTGAGAAGCTCGCCGTGGCAAACTCGCATTCGATTATGCGGCTCGTCGTCGCCTACGTGACCTTCGACCTGTCGGCAAAGGAGGTGCTGAAGTCTGGTCCGGTGATGAAGGCCAAGAAGACCGGCGTCCCGACCTACAACCCGTGGTGGACCACCATGTCGAACGCGGCGAGCCAGGCGCAGGCGCTGGAGAAGGAGCTTTGCATCTCGCCACGTGAGCGAAACAGCGGCGGCAAGATTCAGAAGTCCGCGAAGCGTACGACCGGCGCTGACAGGTATTTGAAGCCTCGTGGCTAACCGCTTTCTCGGGGATGCCGATCCGACAACCGCCTGGGCGCGGGCCGCGATCGAAGGAAAGTTCTTCACCGCCGGCGAACTCGTCAAGCACGCCGCCGAACGCCACCTGCGGGACATCCGCGACGGTGAGAAGCGTGGCATCTTCTGGCGGCCGGACGCGGCGGCGCACGCGCTGGAGTTTCTGCCGTCCGTTTTCCAGGTGACAGACGGGCCGTCGGCGGGATCCCCGTTCTACCCGCTGGAGTGGCATACGTTCGTCGTCGGCTCGCTGTTCGGGTGGCGCACAGCGACCGACCGCTGGCGGTTTCGGTCGGGCTGGATGGAGACCGGCAAGGGGCAGGCCAAGTCGCCTCTAATGGGCGCGATCGGCGTCTACATCATGGGTTGGTGCGACATCCAGCGCGCCCAGTGCTACGCCATCGGGGAGGACAAGAAGACCGCCAACGTCCTGTTCCGCGACGCGGCGGCCATGTGCCGCGCAACGATCCCGGATCACGATCCAGGCGAGAGCCTGGAGGCGCTGGGCGAGGTCGTCATCCGCGGCGAGCTCGAGAACGCATGGAAGATCGAGCACCCGGACAGCGGGTCGTTCTTCCAGCCAATCGCCAGCGGCGAGAGCCTATCGGGTCCGCGGCCTAACTACGTAGCCGGTGACGAGATCCACGAGCTAACCGACGAGAACGTGCTCCAGACCTGGAAGCGCGGCATCGACAAGGTTGCGGGCAACGCGCTGATGCTCCTCGGGACGAACACGCCAGCCACGTCACAGCACGTCGGCACCGCTTGGTCAGAGATGTATCAGTCGATCGCCAAGGGCGAGTCGCGTGACGACAGCGCGTTCGCGTTCGTGGCCCGGGTCGACAAGTCCGACCGCGAGACCGTGTTCGAGAACGAGAAGTGCTGGCAGAAATCGCTGCCAGCGCTGGGCGAGACGTTTCCTATCCAGAACATCCGCGAGACGGTCGCCTCGGCGCTGCTTCGTCCCTCGACCAAGTCGAGCGTCAAGCGGCTCTACTTCGGCATCGACACGGCGGCGGCCGACTTCTGGATCGACGAGGAGAAGTGGGCTGCAGTCCAAGGTGTCGTCGACGCCAATACGATGCGCGGGCGTCGGTGCTGGCTCGCCATGGATCTGTCGAAGAAGAACGACCTGACCGCGCTCAGCGCGGCTTGGGAAGCGACGGACGACCTGCCTATCGCTGTGAAGTCCTGGTATTGGACAACGCAGGACGGGCTGCGCGACCGGGCCGAGGCGGACAAGGCGCCCTATCTCGACTGGGTCGAGGACAAATATCTGACCGCCACGCCAGGCGCGACGATCGATTACACGTTCGTCGCCGTCCAGATTGCAACGCTCGTCGCCGAGCAGCTGGTCGAGGAGCTGCTGGTCGATCCCGCATTCATCGCCGATTTCATCGCCGCGTGCGGGCAGGTCGGCTTAGCCGTCTGGCGGTATGAGGGGCCCGGCAAGCCGGACGGTCGCGGGCTCAAGATCGTCAGCCATGCGCAAGGTAAAAGGGTGATGTTCGAGGATCGGCAGCTGTGCATGCCGCAGTCGATCACGCGCACCGAGGACCGTATCCTCGATCAGCGCATCGTCATTGATGCATCGCCGGTGACATACAGCTGCGCGGCGAACGCGGTCCTCGACTTCGACGGTCAGGGCAATCGCTGCTTCGAGAAGAACCGGTCCCGCGGACGCATCGACGGGATGGTTACGGTCACGATGTCTGTCGGCGGCGCGACCGCGAGCGAAAAGCCGAAGAAGAAGTCGATTTACGCGTCGCGCGGCGTCCGCAGGCTCTGAAGGAATCAATATGGCAGCCATATCGCCCGACGAATATCGCCGCGCGTCCGGCTATCGCCACTCGGTGGCGGCGCCAGTGCGCGGCGATCGGCTTGGCGGCAACGGGGTGAAGTCCTTCACCGCCATGGATATCGACAGCCCGGTGCTGCGCGAGTTCTTGGGCGGCGGCCGATCCTCGGCGGCGGGGGTCACGGTCACCGAGAAGCTGGCGTTGAGCAACAGCGCGTTCTTCCGCGCGATGAAGTTGATCTCGACGTCGGTTGGCATGTTGCCGCTGCACCTGCACCGCCGCGGGGCGGACGGAACGACAGCGAAGGCCAAGGACCATCCGCTCTACCGCGTCCTGCACAAGCGGCCGAACAGTTACCAGACGGCGCTGGAGTTCAAGACGCACATGCAACTGTGCGCCCTGCTGGATGGCAACGCCTACGCTCGCGTCGTCTGGGGGGTAAAGCAGGGGCGTCCGGCTGTGCTCGCCCTCTTGCCGTTCCAGCGCCGCACGATCACGCCGAGCTTGAACGCCTCGAACGAGGTCGAATTTCGCTATCGTCCGTCATCCGGCGCGGCCCAGACCTTCATCGCGCGCGACGTGTTCCACTTCCGCCATCCGATAAGTCTAGACGGGTTGAAGGGCATCTCGTTGCTCGACGTCGCCGTTGAAACACTGGGCCTCGCATCCGCTGCGGAGCGCGCGCTCGCCAAGATGCTGGCCAAGGGCGTGATGGCTGGCGGCGCTGTCGAAATGCCAGTCGGCGAAGAGTTGAGCCCCGAGCAGTATGACCGCCTGAAGGAGAGCCTGAACGAAGACAACGGCGGCGCCGACAATGCCGGCACCTGGTTCCTGCTGGAGGGCGGTGCAAAGGCGAACCCGTTCACGACGGCGAAGGACAGCCAGACCGACGAGATGCGCAAGCGTCAGGTGGAAGATATCGCGCGATTCACCGACGCGCCGCGACCGCTATTGATGATGGACGAAACTTCGTGGGGCACCGGCATCCGGGAGCTCGGCCTGTTCTTCGTCACCTACTGCCTGCTCGGCTGGTTCGTTGCATGGGAGCAGGCGGTCGAACGATCCTGCCTGACCGAGGCAGAGCAGGACGCCGACGAACTCTACGTAAAGTTCAACGAGGGCGCGCTGCTGCGCGGCTCGCTAAAGGATCAGGCCGAGTTTTTCTCAAAGGCGCTCGGCAACAATGGCGCGTGGATGGTTCCCAACGAGGTTCGCGCCAACTTTGAGCTAGATCCTCGCGATGATGGCATGGATCTGCCTAAGCCAGTAGCTAAGATGGCTAGCGACGAAGCCTTATCAGCATCTTAAGATCATCTTTGGTCATATTTGGCGCAATCGCGTAATAAACTCTGCGACAGCTGTATAGCTCAATCGGAACGAACGATGATTCCCCGGCGGCCTGCCATCTTCGGATGAGGGCATACTCTACGTCGCTGAGCTTGAGGGCGATGTCCAAGTAGACCGCCGCATCCCATTCCAAAACAGTCATCATAAAGGAACCATAGCATGGCGGTTTGCTGCTCTGCCATATTTGCGCGCCAGCGTCCCGGCGCCCTGCCCATCCCAGCCGAACGAGGCGTTGCTGCATTCACCCCCGCCCCGGTCCTTGATCGCTGGAACGCCGAAGCTGCCGGCGTCCGGCCCACGGCCGTCGAGGTCGGTGACAACGTCATCACCATGTTCGATGTCATCGGCGAGGACTGGTGGAGCGGCGGCGGCATCACCGCGAAGAAGGTCACCGCCCAGCTGCGCGCGATCGGCGATCGTCCGGTCGAGGTGCAGATCAACTCGCCCGGCGGCGACATGTTCGAGGGGCTGGCGATCTACAACGTCCTGCGCGAGCATCCACAGGCCGTGACGATCAAGGTGATGGGGATGGCGGCTTCGGCGGCGTCCGTGATCACGATGGCTGGCGATACCGTCGAGATCGGCGCGGCGTCGTTCATCATGATCCACAATTGCTGGGTCGGCGCGGTCGGCAACCGGCACGACATGGCCGAGGTCGCGGCGTTCTTGGCGCCCTTCGATCAGGCGATGGCTGACGTCTACGCTCAGCGAACCGGCAAGACTTCCGCCGAGTGCGCGAAATGGATGGACGACGAGACGTACATGTCCGGTTCGGTCGCGATCGAGCGGGGCTTCGCGGACGAGTTGCTCGCTGCCGACAAGACGAAGGTCGATGGCGACGCCAAGGCGACTGACCGAAGTGTCAACAAGGTACGCGCGATGGAGCTCGCGCTCGTTGCCGGCGGCGCGACCCGCGCTCAGGCTCGCGCGCACATCCAAGAAATCAAGGGCACGCCTGGCGCTGCCCTCGACCCTGCCGACACGCCTGGCGCTGGCGGCGACCCCGAGTTGATCACCGCCATGCAGGCGCTGCTCGACGATTTCCGCAGCTAAACCACGAGGCTATGCCATGAAGAAGATGAATATGACCGCCCTCGCGGCGGTCGCGACGGTGCTCGCCCATCCGTTCCGAGCGCTGTTCGCGCCCGCGAAGCCGGTCCTGACCCTCACCGCGCCGGTCGTTCCCGCCATGCCCCGTGCGATCACCGGGCTGATCCGTGCCGACGTGTCGGGTGACCCGAAGGCGATGATTGCCGCGCTGCAGGGCGCGCACAACGAGTTCAAGGCCACGATGGAGGGCAACCTCGGTGCGAAGGCCGATAGTGCCGAAGTCCAGGCCAAGCTCGACGCCATCAACCTCACGATGAACACGCTCGAGGCGTCGCTGAACGACCATGCGCTGAAGATCGCAGGTCAGCAGATGGGCAACGGCGGGAAGGCCACCCCGGCGGATCCCGAATACAGCGGCACGTTCGCCTCGTTCATGCGCGGCGGGTCCCGCGAAGACGAGCAGAAGCTGTCCGCGGCGCAGAAGTCGGGCGTCCGTGCCGCCATGTCGGAGGGCGTCCCCGCCGACGGTGGGCTGCTCACCCCGAACGAGTGGGATCGCACGATCACGTCGCGCCTTAAGCTCATCTCGCCGATGCGCTCGGAATCGACCGTAATCTCGATCAGCAAGGCGGCTTTCACCAAGCTGTTCACCGACCGGCAGGTCGGCTCCGGCTGGGTCGGCGAAACCGCGTCGCGCCCGGCGACCGCCACGCCGCAGTTCACCGCGCTCGGCTTCGGCCTCGGCCAGCTCTATGCGAACGCCGCGGCCTCGCAGGACCTGCTGGACGATGCCGAAATCGATCTCGAAAACTGGCTGACCGACGAAATCGAGACCGAGTTCTCGCGTCAGGAGGGTATCGCGTTCGTCGCTGGTGACGGCGTCAACAAGCCTTTCGGCTTCCTCAATTACGCCACCGGCGGCGGCGCGGCTGCGCGTCACCCTTGGGGCGCGATCGAGGTGCTGACCAGCGGTGCTGCAACGTCGATCACGACCGACAAGGTGATCGACGCGATGTACAAGCTGCCGGCGATCTACACGCCGAATGCGAAGTTCTTCCTCAACCGCTCGTCCCTCGGGTCGATCCGGAAGCTGAAGGATGGCCAGGGCAACTACATCTGGCAGCCGACTTTCGTCGCAGGTCAGCCGTCGACCCTCGTCGGCTACCCTGTGGTCGACATCCCCGACATGCCGAACGTCGCCGCCTCGGCGCTGGCGCTCGCATTCGGTGATATGCGCGAAACCTATCTCGTCATCGACCGCATCGGCGTCCGGATCTTGCGCGATCCGTACACCAACAAGCCGTACGTCTGCTTCTACGTCACGAAACGCGTCGGTGGCGGGGTGAAGAACCCGGACTCGATGAAGATCATCCAGATCGGCGCCTGATCCCTCAAGCCTGCCGGGCCAGCGTAGCCGCTGGCCCGGTTCTTCGAAGCCGCGGCGCTGCCGCCGTTTCGGAGAGCCAAGGAGAAGAGTGATGGACACGCAATCGACCACGAAGACCGTCGGCAAGGCCCCCGAGGCGAAGCCGGCGAACATCAAGCCCGCGACCCAGGTCGATACCTCGGGCGCGCCGCAGCAGATCGTTCCCGATGTCGACCTCGACCACCCCGCCGTCGACAACGACCCGCGCGCCGGCACGACCGATGTCATGAACCGGATCGACTTCAACGATCCGGCCAAGTCCGGTCAGGAAGTCGTCGAGGATCAGCTCAAGGCCCGCGACGGCAAGTAAACTGCCCAACGCTGCCTATCCCCCTTTGGGCAGTCACTTGGGCCGCGTCTTCAAATGCGGCCCTTTTCTATTCCGGAGTGCGACATGGGCAACACCGACCGCATCGAGCCGAACAATCCCGGGCTCGACCCAGCGCTGGCGTTCGCGCCGACCGACAATGTGCCGATGCCGGTGAAGGCGCAGCCGGTGGCTGCGTATTCCCTGACCAGCGCCGACAACTATCGGCGCGTGTCGTGCACCAACGACGCCCCAACCGCCGTAACCGTCCCCAGCGACGCCACCTTGAGCATGCCTCTCGGCGCGCTATTGGCCGTTGCGCGCGACGGCCTGGGCTCGGTCACCATCACCGCGGCGGCAGGTGTCACGCTGACCAAACCAGCCGCCTTCGCCACTCCGGTGACGGTCGCCGATCGCTATGGCGCCGCCATTCTCCAGAAGACAGCCGCGAACGCATGGTATGTCTTCGGCGGCCTCACGAAGGCCTGACCGGTGGTTCTTCCGGTCACCATCAGGCAGGCGAAAGATCAGCTGCAGGTCGGGGATATGGACCCATCCCGGGACTCGGAGATCTTTGATTTCATCGAGGATGCTGCGGCGTGGGTGGAGGAGTACACCGGCCACATTCTCGTCGCGCGCGATGTCGTCGAGCATTTTGACTCGTTCGAGCGCATCCGGTTGAAGGCGTGGCCGATCAAACCCGACGCGGTCGTAGGGATCGGCTATTCGCCCGGTGCCGGAGCAGCGACCAACCTCTATGGCGCGCGTATCGCGTCGTCGTCGCGTCCCGCCGTTGTTCTGCCTGCGGTCGGCACTAGGTGGCCTGTCGGCGCGAGCGGGGTGACCGTTCTCGTTCGCGCCGGGTACGAGGCCGCCGACGAGGTCCCCGCCAACTTCCGCCGCGCGATGCTAATTCTCATCAGCGCGTACGACTCCGACCGCGAAGGTGGCGATGTCTTCGCGAAGGCGGAAGCATCCGCTCGCCGGCTATGCCGCTGGTTCAGGATCCGACGCTTATGACCGTCGGCAAGGGGCTTTCGAGCCGTCTGCGCGAACGCGTTGACATCGAGGAGAAGGACCTCGTCCCGAACGGTGCGGGCGGACGACGTGCTCGTCCGGGTGAGGATCGATGGAAGCCCATCGCTCAAGGCGTTCCAGCAGAGATTATACCGCTGCGCGGCGGCGAGGCGCTGAACGCGAGCATAGTGCGCTCTACCGAGTTCTATCGGGTCACGATCCGAAAGCGTCCGGGGATCACCACCAAACAGCGCATTGTGTGGAACGGGGTCATCATGGACATCCGAACGGCGCCACCGTCGACAGATCGCGCCACTATCGTGATGACCTGCGAAAGCGGAGTGCCCAGCTGATGCCCGTCAACCGCCGCGCGCGTGCGCGATCGCTCAATCGCGGACGCGCCGCCTCCGCAATTAGAGGCTCGAAGAGCTTCCGCCGCCTTCTCCGCGGACTGCCCGACACCATGCGTGTCGAGATGGCGGACGTCCTGACCAAGAGCAGGCCGGCTGCCGAGGCCGTCGTCAATGCGCGGATCGCCACAACGACGAAGGTGCGGACTGGCGCACTACGCGCCGGCGTGAAGTCGAAGGTCTACCCGAAGACGTTGCGCCTCCAGGTTGGTTTCCTCGGCACGAAGACCGGACGCGCGAAGCTGTTTTACGCAAGGATCCTCGACCTCGGCCGCAAGGCGCAGACCGTCACGATCAAACGCGGCAAGAGGAAAGGGCAGAAAATGGAAGTTCGCGCGATCGGCGCGAAACGCTTCGTCACCGGCGGCATTGGTCCCCTCGGTCGCGTGATCGGCGTGAAATTGAACGGCGTATGGGATCGCGCGGTCCGCCGCGTTGCAGCAGGTGACGAATGAGCAGCGCGCTCATCGTCGTGGAGATGATGGCGTTCGAGATCCTGACCGAAGCGGTGACCCTCGCTGCCGTGTTTCAAGACGTACCGGACGACTATCAGGACGAGGTCGTCATCATCGGCGACCTCAGCGCTGAGACTTTCACCGACGATCCTGCCGATCCCGATCGCCGCATCAGCCTGACGATCAACACCGTCACGATCGGCGACGAGCGGGCGCCCTGTTCCGCAATTCAGGAACAGGTCGAGACGAGCCTCGGTTCCGCGCGCGAGACCCGGGACGGTTGGGAACTGATCTTCCGCTCGCTCGGGTCCGACGCAACGCTCGCCGGCGACGGCAGCGGCTACGTCGGCACCACGACCTTCGAAATCATCGCGTTCAAGCAAGACTGATCGCGGCGAAAGCACCACCTCCACCCCGCTTCGCCGGCGGGGTTCATTCATATGGGAGAACGACCATGGCGAAGAAGTTGGGCAACGATTATCTCGTCTGGGTCGATAGTTCGACCGAAGGCGCCTACAATCTCGTGAAGGGCCAGCAGTCCGTCTCGATCAGTCGAGACGCGGGCTCGATCGACACGACTACGAAGGACGATCAGGGGTACGGCACGTCGGCGCCGGGCCTGAAGAACCTGAAGCTGTCGCTCGACACGATCCCGAACCTGCCGGATGCGAGCGGCTACACGCGCCTCGAGACACTCTGCAACGCAACCCCGCAGGAGCCGTTCAACATTCAGATCCGTAAGGGCGGCCCGACCGCCACGACTGAGGACGCGGTGTTCGCTGGGCTCGTCTACGGCAACATCAGCTCGACCGAGTTCGGGCAGAACGATGCTGTCAAAGCGAAGGTCGAGTTCACTGCCGCGGACGCTCCCACGATCGACGTACTCGGCTGATAGGAGGTCACCATGAGCATAAAGATCGGCGAAAAGTCGTTCCGTACGCGCAAGCCGTCCGACTTGGACGGCGCGCTCCTTGCCAATACTGGGTGCAGCGCCGTCGAGACGGCCAAGCATCTGGCGGGGTGGCCGACGCCGGGAAGGATCGCTTCGGCTTTGCGACCTTTCCTGCCCGAGGACGCGCCTTCGGTGCCGGACCTGGCGCAGGACATCGCTGGCGCTGACGAGGGTCCCGAGATTCTCGTCGCGGTGAAGAAGCTGTATGCCGATGCGGCAACTGCAACGGCTGCATCGACGCCCACGGGCACAGTGGCAGTCTGATGCTCGAAGACGCGAACGAGCTTCGCGGTGAGGTTGATATCGTACTCGACGGGCAGAGGTTCATCCTCCGCCCGTCGTATACGGCGATCCTCGCTATGGAGCGCAAGGCCGCCAAGCCGCTGCTTGAGCTCGCAGCGCTCGCTGAGCAGTCAATGCTGACGCAAGAGGCGCAGGCGATCGTCGTCACCGAGCTCGTGCGCGCGTGGGGCCGCAGTCTGGTCCTCAACGAATATTCGTCGGCGGAAGAAAGGTCGATCGCGACGACCGCCAAGGGCGCGAACGCGGAATCGATGGGCGAGCTGCTGTTTGGGGTCGGCACGATGGCCGTCCAGCCTCGGATTGCCGTCGTCCTCGGTGCCGCGCTGACCGGGGGGTGCCTGCCATCGGGGGAACTGAAGCCGACGGAGACGACGACGCCCGAGATCCCCGTCGGCGAATAGCGGGCATGGCGACCGGCATTATCGGCTGGTCACCCGACCAATTCTGGCAAGCAACACCGCACGAGTTTTGGGCCGCCTGGGAAGCGTGGCGATTGGCAAACGCCGCGCAGGACGACGATTAGAAGGTCGCTGCTGCCAGCTTCTTATACGTACCCGCGTCGGTGGTGCCCATGAAGCGCTTGCCGTTGTGGAACTCGGCGACGAACGTCACATCCTTTCCGCGGCCGCCAACCAACAATCCGGCTAGCAGCCCCACCGGTCCGAGGAGGGCGGCGCCCGCCACGCCCCAGCCCACGGTTCCGCCGACTCGCTTGACGCTCTCCTCCGTCGCGATGTCGACGGACTTTAGCGACGTGACCGGGACATTCTCCGGGAGGAAGCCGCCACCTTGGCGCGGCATTCCCAGTTGCCCGAAGTGAAACGTTGCCGAGCTCGTTCCGAAGTCACCCGCCAGCAGCTTGATCTTCGCCATCGTTCACTCTCCAGCTTAAAGGACTATAGTCGATGGCCGGTACCACCGACGTCAAGTCGCTCCTGCTCGAGGTCGACGCCAGCGTTGAACTTCTCCGACGGAACCTTACCCGTGGAGACCAGGCAGTCGGCGCTTTCGAAAGCGAAACCCGTCAGCGCCTCGATCGCATCGATCGCCGGTTCGAACAGCTTGGCGGGGGCCTTCGCACGCTGCCTGGCACAATCGCGCGCGCGCGGACCGAGATCGCTACGATCGGAACGACGGCAGGACGCGTCGAGGCGCAAGTTCGCGCATCGTCCAACGCCATGCGCACCGCGCTGCTGTCGTCGACCGCTGCGATCGGCGCCGCGCTGTCCGTCAACAAGGTTGCGGACTATGCCGATGGCTATACCCGCTTCACCAACCAGCTGAAGGTCGCTGGGCTTGAGGGTGCGAACCTCGGCAAGACGCAGAACGACCTGTACGCGATCGCCCAGCGCTACGGCGTGCAGCTCGAGTCGGTCGGCACGCTCTATGGCCGTCTTTCGCAAGGGTCGAAGGAACTTGGAGCCAGCCAGGGCGATCTGCTCCGCTTTACGAACGGTGTCGGCGCCGCGCTGAAGGTGCAGGGCGGCGATGCTTCGGCCAGCGCGGGTGCGCTGTTGCAGCTCACCCAGGCGCTCGGCGGCACGTTCGTTCGCGCGGAGGAGTTCAATTCGATCAACGAAGGCGCCCGGCCGATCCTCCAGGCCGTCGCGAACGGCATTGACAAGTACAAGGGCTCGGTTTCGAAGCTCCGCGCCGACGTCATCGCCGGCACGCTGACGTCGCGCGATTTCTTCCAGGGTTTCCTAAAGGGTTCGGGCCAGCTCGAAGCGCAGGCGGCCAAGTCGAACCTGACAATTGGCGCATCGTTCACCGTCCTGAACAACGCCCTCGGAAAATACATTGGTGAAGCGGACCAAGGTGCAGGCGCGACCGTCCGGGTCAGCGAAGCGATTATTGCCCTGTCGAACAACCTTGACCTCATCGTGCCGGCACTGACCATCATCGGCGTGGGCTTCGCCACGAGGTTCGCCGTCGGCCCGGTCCTGGCCAGCGTCGCCGCCGTCGCCTCGCTTCGCGCGGAACTGTTCGCGTCGAACGTCGTGATGCTGGGTGGCAAGGAGGCCGCCGCCGCCAAGGCCGCAGCAGCGGTGGCGTCGGCCGAAGTCGAAGTCGCGTCAATCGAGGCGACGATCGCCGCCCGGCGTGCGGATCAGGCGGCGATCGCGCAGACGATGGCGCTCATCGAGGCGCAACGGCTCGAGTCCGTGAAGGCGGCGGCGCAACAGGCGTTCAACGCCAAGCTGAACTTCGGCTTGGGACGCGCTGTGACCAGCGTCGACGCCGCGCGGACCAACCAGGATCTCAAGGCGCAGATCGTAACCAAGCGCGCCCTCGCCGCCGTCGACGCTCAGCTAGCCGAAGCCGAGCTCGCGCTTGCCGCCGCCCAGCAACGTGCCGCAGTCGCAGCGACCGCCTCGACCGTAGCTACTGCCGAGGCTACCATCGCCGCCAGGGCTGGCGCGGTGGCATCGCGCCTGTTCGCCGGCGGTCTTACGCTGATCGGCGGTTCTGTTGCCGGTGGCGCTGCCGTGCTCGTGATCGGCGCGCTAGTCGGCGCCTACCTCCTGTATCGCAACGCCGCGGCGGCCGCCGAGGAGCGGAATCGTGCGACCGCAGTGTCCATGCGCGACACCGCCGAGGCGAGCCGGATGCTCAACCAGCACCTGAAGGAACTGCATGCTCTAAGCGGTGCCGCAGCAACGGGGATCGCCCAGGTCGGCGCGAGTGCCAGCTCTTCGACGGGGCAGATGCTAACATTCGCCGGCGCCGTGGGTGAAGCGGCCGAAAAGCTGCGTCAGCTGGCCGTGGCACGTCGCCGAGAGCAGGTGCTCGCCTTCGCGAATGACTCGGTCAGCGCCGAGCGTCGCGCGAACGAGGCGCAGGCACGCATCAACGCACGCCGCCCTGTGGGGTCGTCGTCGTTCGGCTCGGCTGGCTATCAGGTGATGAGCACCGCCGATCAGCGCGCGAACATCGCCGACGCGCGTATCGTTGCAGAGAACCGGGCGCTGCAGGGTGCGAACTACCGCGCCGCCCAGCAGGCCGCCAACGTCCCTCTCGACGCTCGCATTCGTGAAAGTGACCGCGTCGGCGGTCGCGACGTCGACGGTGACCTCGCTCGGGTTACCCGCGATCTCGTCGTTGCCCGGCAGCGCGGCATCCGTTCGCAGGTCGAGTCGCTCGAGGCGCAGAAGTTCGAGCTGACCCAGTACAAGGACTATCGGAAGAAGGGCCTGTCCCCGCAGGCGGCCCAGGAAGCAGCCAGCTCGGACGCCAACTCGTTCCGCGGCGCGTCGGCGGGAGCGCAAGGCGACCGCGATGCCAAGACTAACCGCACCGCTCGAAACAAGGCTGACCGCGATGCCGCCACCGCCGCCCGTACGCAGGCGACGGCTGTCCGGGACGCTGCAGCCGACGAGCGGGCATACAGCTCGGCCGAGCGAACCGCGAACAACGACATCGCCGCAGCGAGGGCCGATCTGACCAACTCAGCCGTCGAACGGGCTAACATCGAGAAGGCTCGTATCGAAAGCGAGCGTCAGAACCGCGCGAACGAGATCGCGGCGCAGGCGAAGCAGGGAGGCCTGGGGGTCGGCCCGATCGCGGAGACGCGCAAGCTCGAGCTCCAGGCCCTGAACGACAAGCGCGCGGATCTCGAAACTCAGGTGGTCGATGCGCGGGAGCGGCAGCGCATCGCTGACGAGGGGCTGGCGATCGCATCTGCCGATCGCGGGAACCAAATCGACCTGCTGCAGAAGCAGGCGGACCTGGTCACGTCTACCGGCGCGCGTCGGGATCTCGAACGACGCATCCTCGCGATCCAGTACGAGGAGGAGCGGGCGAAGCTCGACGCCGTCATCGCGTCGCGGGATTCGACCGCGGCGGAGAAGAAGATCGCGGAGCGCAAGCTGGCGCTGCTCGGTGAACTGCAGGCGGCCGACGAAAACGGCGTCAACCAGAAGACCGCTGGGCAGGTCGAGCAGTATCGGGAGCGCCTGCGCGGCGCGACCGGCGACATGCGGGAGGCGCTCGACGGTGTCGTGGCGAACGGCCTGGGCAACGTGGAGGACGGGCTGCTCGGCATCGTCAACGGCACGGAGAGCGTCGGTTCGGCGTTCAAGAAGATGGCCGCGTCCATCATTTCGGACCTTGCCCGCATTGCGATCCAGAAGGCGATCCTGTCCGCGATCGGTGGCGGGTTCTTCGGCTTCGCGGATGGCGGTTCGCTCAGCAGCATCCCCGGCCGTGCCGATGGCGGTTCGCTAGGCGGCATGATCAGTGGTCCTGGCAACGGCCGCTCCGACAGCATCCTCGCGTTGCTGAAGGGCCCGGGCGGTGGCGCGGTGCGGCTGTCCAACCGCGAGTTCATCATGAACGAGGGCGCGGTCAACTATTACGGTGCCGACACCATGGCGGCGATCAACTCGCGCCGGCTGCCGCAATTCGCGTCGGGTGGGGCGCTTGACTCGCGTTCGATCCCGTCGCTGCGCGCGCCGGCTCTGCCAAGCCTGTCCGGCATGGCTGGTGGCCGCCGCGATCGCATGGCGGTGGACGTACGGGTGAAAACGGAAGCCTCGCCGCTGCTGATCTCGACCGTGCAGGAAACCACGTTGCGGACTGTCAGCGCTGCAGCGGACCCGATCATGGACGGCGCGCAAGCGCGCACGATCCGCAAGATCAACCGACCCGATCTGCCAGGAGGATACGGCTGATGCTCGTCGAACTACCACGTTACCCACGCGCGCCGGCCGAGGTCGTCTGGAAGTTGCGCCAGCCGAGCCAGGCTAATCGAAGCGAGTTCACTGGCGCGCGCCGGGTTACCATTCTCGCCGAGTCCCCCCGGTGGACCGCTCAAGTGAAGTATCCGCCCATCATCGGCGATCGGCAGATGCGGCCGTGGCGCGCGGCGCTAGCGATGATGCAGGGCCGCGCGGGGACGTTCAGGCTTCCGGCGTTCGAGGAAGTGCAGCGCTCGGCGTACAGCACGGGCGTCGAAATTGACGGTGACGGGCAGATCGGCTCCGTCGTGGCTACCCGCGGATGGGTCCCGGGTGTCGCGGCTCTGATTGGGTGGTTCGTCGAAATAGGCGACGGCCTTCACCAGGTCGTGAAGCAGTCGATCGCAAACGCCGATGGGAAGATGTCGTTGACGGTCATCCCTTACGTTGCAGGCCGCCCCGACGGGACGAAGATCGAGGCGGCGGTTCCCTGCGGCTTGATGTCGCTTTCCGACGACGAAGCCGGTTGGACGGTAGGACCAGGTCAAAAATACGACATCGCGTTCAACTGTGAGGAGGCGCGCTGATGGTCGACCGTCCCGATCTGGCCGCGTCTGCCGCGCTCGCCGACCGCGTCCGCCGCCCCGTAACGTTCTGCTACCTCGACATTCTCGGCGACGTCGTCCGTGTGACCGACGCCCCATACTCGATGACGATCGTCGGAAGCGGGGACGAGGACATGGACGGGTTCACCTTCGAGGCCGTCGACCCGAGGGTGGTGTCCGTTGGTCCTGTGAAGGCGAAGGATGGAGGGACCGACACTGTCACGCTCCAGCTATCTGGTCTCATTGGTGTCGACGGCGAGTTGATGAACCAGATCGGCAACAAGGCGAACTGGCAAGGCCGGGACGCCCGCCTGTGGAAAGCGATGCTCGATCCCGACGATCTGACCCGCATCGGCGCAATCTGGTCGTTCTATACCGGTTACATGTCGGTACCGAAGATCGTCGGCGACCAGAGCAGCCAGACGATCAGCCTTGAGCTCGAAAGCTATCTGGCGTTCTTCGGACAGTCGTCCGGGCGGACCTATCTCGATCAGCAAATGTACGACCCCGGCGACCTGTCGGCCGAGCTTGCGATCGCGATCGCCAACGGCGCCGCCCAACCCAATTGATCGGAAAGTCATGTACCGGAAACCCGACTGGGAGGCGCGCCTTGCCGCCTTCCTAGAATCCGTGCGTCTGCAGGTGTTCGCCTGGGGCTCTTACGACTGTTGCATGTTCACCGGCGACGCCGTCGAGGCGATGACCGACGTGGATCCAATGCCGGAGTTCCGCGGAAAGTATCGGTCGGCCGCCGGAGCATCACGTGCCCTGCGGACCATCGGCGCAGGTGATCTGCCGCGCACGCTCGACGGAAAGTTCCGGCCGGTACCGCCTGCGCTGGCGCAGCGCGGCGACATCATCATGCACGATGGTCTGCTGGGCGTATGCCTGGGAGCCGTGATGGTCTGCGTCGGCCTCGAGGGCGAACGCGAGGGCCTTGTGCTGTTCGACCGGGCAACGTGGGTCGAACCGCGCGCCTGGCGCGTCGAATACGGGAGCTGACGATGGCCAAGGCTCTCAAGGTCGCGGCGATCGTCGTGGGCGTCGCCGCCCTCGCGGTCATCACCGGCGGCGCCGCGCTTGGTCTGGGCGTATCGCTGGCGACCACGCTAACGATCGGCGGCGCGTACATCTCGGCTGGCGCGCTGCTTCTCGGCGCCGGAGCGCTGTCTCTTGGCGCGGCACTATTGCAGAAGAAGCCGCAGGTGCCGGCCTCGCAGACGGACCGATTGAATGCGTCGATCGATCCACGTGCCTTCCGCAAAACCGTCCTCGGGTCGACCGCGCTGGCGACCGACGTTCGATATCAGGAATGGTATGGCGCGAACCAGGAGTTCTGCGCCTGGATCGTCGCCCTCGCCAGCCACCGTATCCAAAGCATGGACGAGGTGTGGCTGAATGACGATCTCGCCTGGACCGCTGCCGGGGGCGCACAGGGCAAATACGTCGGCTATTTTTTGGTCCCGAACGTCGTGCTCGAGGGATCAGCCGCGACGATCACCGTCGGGACCAGCGGAAAGTGGGACGGCAGCCGTCGCCTGACGGGCTGCGCCTATGCGCACTTCGTGTTCAGAACCACCGGTCTGTCGAAGAAGGCGGAAAGTCCGTTCTCGAGCGGTATCCCGAGCAGGATCACAATCATCGGCCGCGGTGCCATGCTGTACGACATGCGCCGCGACAGCACTGCCGGCGGGTCGGGACCGATGCGCGCAGCGGACCAGTCCACATGGCGCTACATCGCTGACGACGGCGCCGACATTGGCGAGAACCTCGCTCTTCTGATCCTCCGCGTCCTGCTGGGCTGGAAGATTAACGGGAAGCTAGCAACCGGGTGCGGCCTGCCTGCGAAGCGCCTGAACCTCGCATCGTTCCAGATCGCGGCCAACCAGTGCGACGAGCTGGTCAATCGATCGATCGGCGGCACCGAGCCACGATATCGCGGTGCCGGCGTGATGTCCGAGGGCGATGACCCAAGGACCGTCATCGATGCGCTATGCGCGGCATGCAACGGCCGGCTGCGCGATACGCAGGGTCGCCTATCGCTGGTCATTATGCATAACGATCTCGCGCTGGCGGCGGCGGACGATGGCCTGAACGCGGATGACGTGATCGGCGCGTTCACCTGGAACCCGGATCCGTCGATGGACCAGACGCCCAACGTCGTCCGCGGCAAATATACCGACGCGTCGCCCGCGTCGCTCTATCAGCTGCTGCCTTATCCGGACGTCAGCATTCCCACGAACACCGGTATCGAGCGGGCGATGGGACTTGATCTCGCTGTCTGTGAGTCGCCCAGCCAGGCCCAGCGCATCGCCAAGCAGGTCCTGCAGCGCCGCCAGTACGACCGCAGCTTCACGGCCCCGTTCGATATCCGCGCATGGAAATATCCTGTCGGCTCCCCGGTACCGTTCACGTTCCCGCCTCTCGGTTTCGTGCGCCAGATATTTCGCGTCGCCGAGCAGGAGATCGGCGCGGGCGGCATTTGCAACATGACGCTCAGCTTCGAGACCGAGGAGATCTACCGCTGGGATGCGGACGACGCGCAGCCCGTGCGTGCGGCGACGGCCATAATCTATGACCCGACGAAGTCAGCGCTGATACAGGCGATCAACGATGCGGCATCATCGGAAACGGTCGATGCGCAGGCGGAGATCATCGCCGCGCAGCAGGGCGCCCTGGCGACGGCGCAAGACACGCTGGCCGCTCAGCAGCAGACATTGTCGGCGTACGACGGACGGATCAGGCGGTTGGAGGCGGGCGAGCAGGAACCGTGATGCTGCTCTCTTCAGATATCGGCACGTTGACTTGGTTTCCCATGGAAGCCTAACTTTGCGAAAAGCAAAGGGGCGCGCATGCCAAGACCGATACCGTTTTTATTTTGCCGCTACCAAATGTTAGTCGACGAAGAACTGTTGGACGAGACTGGCCAGTTAGAAGCGCTCCAGAGCATCAAAGGTCAGTCTTTCGCTCATGGTCCGAAGGCGGAGCGCGAAGGAACTCTCGATATTCTCCTGATGCAGCCTCGTACGCTCGACGTAGACGGGGAAGCCGTCATCACTTGGTCAATGGGGCATCGGCCCGGCACTCGACGGAAGATCGAGTATGACTCAGACACGGACGAAATATCATCCTCAATCGAACGAGATAATCATACCATCACCACACGGTTCATAGCGTTGCCGCGGCTCGGTGTCGTGGCGGTAGATGACCGCCTGAGCGCCGAGTACATGGGGGCCCAAGCCGCGATATCACGCTTGCGTTCCGCGTTTCAGCACGTCGATGGAGGGGCTTTTCAAGCACAATTGCTCGCGCCAGGGGACGTTAACAGTGTGTTGGGTGAGCTTAATCTGACCGAATATTCTTACACAGTCCGGCGATACAACCCGCATCCGCCAAGCGATCTAGCGAGGCGTACTTCGGAGGCGATGGCTGCCGAAGGTATCGGCACGCAAAGAGGCGTTGTGCGGCCCATGCCCGGAGAAAAAATGCACGCGGGTGACGGTCTCATTCAGGGCACATCCGACCTTGCTGAGGCGGGTTATGGCGTTCGAGGTTTTCGCGGACGAACGGCAGCTGGAAACGAAGCGCAGGTCGCTAAGCCCAGTTTTGATATGGACCGCACAAAAAATCTTAAGGCACAGGGGAAGCAGCAGCGATTACGCGTCTTCTTCGAACGTCCCGCCAACGATTTTGATGTTACGCCTAGCGTTGTGGCTGAGCTTGTGCGATTTTACGAACGTGAACCGGCCAACGTTCTTGAAAAGCCTGCTGGAGGCATGGCAGATCAGCCTGGATGAGCACGGCTGGCAAGCGCTCATACCGTTTTGGCTAATATCTGCGATCGGCATGGGCGCTTGGGTTGCATGGTCGTTGCCCGCATATTTCTCAGACGGATCTAAGCCGGAAGTTTCGATCGCGGCTATGGCCGGCTTGCTAACCTTGAATGGTTTGATACTCGCATTGAGTTGGTCCGCGTTCACGAAGATCTACGAGCTTGTTGGTGCAGGTGATTTTTGCGCCTTCCTCCGGCGTCATAAGCTCTTAAGTCACTATCTTGCATTCGTTGGTTACGTCCACGTTGCTCAAGTATTGGCTATTTTGACCACCGCCTTTGCGATGCTAGCGCCCCTTCTCTCGTTGCAGCTTTGGGTTGTGAAATTAGCTGTGGCCTTATCCTTCGCCGCAACAGCGTACGCGATTAAGCAAGGCGTTGCAGCGTCAACAGTGATGCAAGACCTAATCTGGCAACGATCGGAGTTTGAAGCGGGATCGGTCGTGACGCCGACCGTCCGCCCGGTAAATCAGGCCAACTAAACGCCTTCACGATCTCGAGTTCGTTTCAACAACTAAGTTTTTGCAATCAAGCCGAGCAGGTTATTGCTTTGCCGTATTCAACTTGAGACAATTCGTCATCCACACCTTGGAGGACGGAGCCATGTCCAAGTACGCGATCATCACCTTCCGCCACGCCGGCCCGATCAAGACGTGGTCAGATATGCAGGCGGCGAACGTACACAACGCACGAACGAAGCCGATCGCGCATGGTGTCCCCGGCGCACCCGAGCCGATCTTCCTCGTTGGCACGGATGATTTAGTACAAGACGTGAAGCAAGGAATGCGCGCCGCTGATGTCAACCCGGATCGACTGCGTAAGAACGGCGTGATCGCGTACGAGGCCATTATGACAGCCTCGCCGCGGTTCTTTGCGCAGGGGACACCAGACGAGCGTGCCGAGCGACTGGAGGCATGGACGGTTGCACAGGTGCGTTTCGCTGATCAGCGATACGAGCACCGCGTCGTGTCGATGGTGCTGCACCTCGACGAGAAGACGCCGCATATCCACCTGGTCGTGTTGCCGCTCGAATGGAAGATCGACGGGCGATGTCCGGAGCGGGGCCCGAAGTGGATCCTCGACGGCAAGTCGATCTCAGGTCCCGGTAGGTTCGACAAGTTGCACGACGATTATGCGGCGGCGATGGCCGGGTTCGGGCTCGCGCGGGGAAAGAGGAAGAGCGGCGCCAAGAATGAATCGCCGGCCGTCTTCATGGATCGGCTTAAGCGGGAGCAGGAAGCTGCTGAGCGTGCTCAGGCCGACGCGGCAGCGATGCGCGCCACCGCCGACCGGGAGCATCAGGCAGCGCTGGAACTGATCGAGCAGAACAAGAGAGCGGCGGCCGAGGTTGACGCGCAGCGCGCGTTGGTCCTCGCTGACCGTGCGAAGCTCGATGACGATCGCCGGTACTACGATGGCGTGCACCGTCAGTTTATGGTGATGAACCAAGAGCAGATGGAGGACGAGAAACTATTGGCTGATGAGCTCGACGCGGTCGCTGTGCAGCGTGCGGAGCTCGCAGTGGCGAAAATGTATGCCGATAAGGAGCGGGCCGAGTTGGCTCCTGTTCTCGCCAGCGCGCAACAGTTCGTTCTTGCTCTGGATGATGTGCCAGAGCGCGCTCGCTCCGTCGTAGAGCAGCGCACCGTGATTGCCGCAATGTCGCTGCAGTCGCGGGCGGCGGCTATGGGGCAGGCAGGGCGGGCAATGTGATCGCCGATATTATCGGAATTTCCGATAGTTTCGGCGATCGATACCTTGAGCTGGTTTCAGAACGGAACCTTGATCTTCCCGCTGGTCATATCGCGGACCGCCCGATCAATCAGGGACATGGTCGCCTCCTCGTGCACGTGAGCATAGTCCTCGCGCAGGTGCAGATCGCGCGAGCGCTCGGCCGATCCGACGGTGACCAGCGTTCCGGTACCGGACTCGTGAGGTTCGATCAGCAGGATTGTGTGCCGATCGAAGCTGACGGGACGACCATCAGCATGATGCATTTCTAATAGGTCCACGAGTCTCTCCCGGTAATTGGCGGGCATGATGCCCGCGACGTTGAGTTCCACCAAGCGGGACCGATCCGTCCCGCGCCAGAAACACGTGGATAGATCGGTATCAGACCAGTCCGGCGAGGGACGCAGCGAGTTCGAGGACGCCGGTGGCGCCGTCGACAAGATCGTCGTCGTGATCGTCAGATCGCTTTAAGACGGCAATGGATACTGGAGTTGGCAGGCCGAGGACGAATGTGGTTTCAGAACCATGGTACGCGAGCGTCCGTTTCCAGCTGGCAGCATCTTCTGTCTCCTTGCTCGAGAACGGAAGGCGCGCGATCCTAATCGCGGTCTCTACGGCTTGATGTTCGGGGGTCGTCGTCACAAGCGGCAGGCACTTCGGCGGGGTCGGAGGGTTGATCACGATCATTCGCTCGTCTCCAGCGTTTCGTACGGCGGGGTTATGTCGAGGTCGGGATCAGCATCATCGACCTCGTAGCCCCGTAGAACTGTTGCCAATGCCGCCAGTTCTTCGTCCTGTACGGACCGAGTGCGGTGCATGAACGTGCCCAATCCTAGGGGAATCATCCGAGGGTCGACGCCTTGCTCGATCGCCTCTGCTCGACGCGCTAATTCCGCAGGATCCTGCCATGTGTAGGCCAGCGTCCAGTGCACGGATATCGTGTCGATCCACACTCGGCCCGCATAGCCCGGGCGGCTTATCGAGACGGATATGTTCTTTACGTACGGCCATTCCGACAATGCCGTTTTGTCGGAGGGTGCGTCGTCAAGCGCGCCGTACCGGACGATGCGGTCGAACATGGCGTCGAGCACGTCGCCCAGGCTGTACGCCTGACCGCCCTTGCCGATGAAGTCGTGGGGCGGGATGTGCTCTACCCGGGTGCCGCCGTAGTCGTAGCCGAGCTTGCCGCGGTACGACGTCATCGGGGATTCTCGCAGGCGAGGCACGTTGGTCGCGACGGCGTCATGAGTGTCGTCGTACATCAAACCGAGCAGAAGGTTGGTCGCATCCGTTGGCGTCATGTGGGGTGCGCCAGGGCCGCGAGGACCTGTGGTCAGGAGCTTACTCGCACGCAGGACGGATGCGACGTTCCGAACAGTGCCGACGGGAATTTGGAGCACCTGAGCGAACCCAGGGATGAGATCAGCGAGTCGAGCCATGTTTTGAGGTATGACCGCAAAACTGTTTTACGGTCAAGCCTCAAAACCAACTAGAGAGGACGAGCTTCATGACGGTTTCCGGTTACGCGAACTCTAAAGAGCCTCCGTACGGATCGTTATGCTGTTCGACCCACGCGTCCATTACGCATCGATCGTACAGCACCCGCCTACCGATGCGGACTGAGGCTAGCCGCAGTGATCGGAGCGTGCTCACGCTAATGGAAAAGTACTCTGCTGCGGCGACCTCGGACAATAGGCGAGGCCAGCGTGCTGGCTGGGGATCGTTGTCCATGATGGTGTCCTGCGGCGCAGTGGTTATCCCTCGTCTGCATCGCCAACCGCTCGCCGCTGCATAGCTTGAAGCCTTTGGCGCTCACCGACGGCAATCATGAAGGTCTTCCCCGCCCCGAGCGCATTCATCAAGTCAAGCTCGTACGCCGACAACGCGATGCCTTTTCCAGCCTCGCCCGCTTTCGACCACTTCAGGCTGAGATCGATCAGTCCAGGAAGTACATGTTCGTCGTGATCGTCGCTCATGACGGCTTCGACGACTTCGGCATCGCATATCGCCCAACGGCATCCCTCAGCATTGTCGTCGAAATCACTTCACCTTCGCCCCCATCGCTGGATGCGATATCGAACAACGCATGCAGTGCGGTCTCGTTGTCCGGTATCGGCATGTCGAGGTTGCGGACGAACGGCAGTCGCATGCGCTGACCCGGCGCAACCTGCCGTACCAGGACTTGTGTCTCGTGCCGCGGCGGGATCGAAGTGATCGACTGGAACCCGCTGATCTTGGCTTCGTCGCCGATCAGCGGGCGCAGTCGATGTGACCGGTCGCGGTGAGTTTCGAACCACGCCGCATCATCGGTTTTCCAGTCGGTCTGCTGCCGGAAAACCTTCGGGGGCGCGCCCTTCACTCCCGCACGAGCCATAACGTTTCGGCCTTCGGCTTCCCGAGACGCGAAGATGCCTTGCATCGACGTAACGGCCTTCTCAACATCGACCGGTCCCGATCGCTTGCCCGATGTCGGTAGATGCGTCGCCAGGTCGTCGATACCCGAGTCCAAGAACAGGCCACCGAGAACCGTCTCGGCAACCTTAGCATGGCAGCATTCGCTGACGAGTACGGCCACGCCAGCCTTCGTGATGCCGCCATAGGTGCGCGTATTATGCACGAACGGCGCCCGGCAGATTGAGCAGTTGTCGCCGTCCCGGCGCATGATTTCCCGTAGTTCGCGTTCGACACGGCGGGCGGCGGCTGGTTTCACGAACGGCTCCACATTCACGATCGGCAGGACCGAAGGGTCTCATTACTTATGAGACCCTTCAAGGGGAAAGGCTCCGGGCCACTCAAGGCGGGCCATTCCGTCCATCGAAATGGTTGCCGCTCCACCAGCGCATGGTACGGTTCGATTTCCTATTGGGAAGCCGAGCGTGTAAAAATTAAATCCATGGTATAGTCCATGGTATCTCTCAGTGAGAGCTATAAAAAGACGAGAACTTACAAAGGCTTATGAGCTTGATTGAACGGGCTCCGTCTCCGCCATTTTCGTCACCGCTAGTGTGATCGACGGTGTTCCCCCCATCGGCGCGTGCCGACGCAGGGCAGCGGGCCGCTTACGCGGTGGGCCAGGCGCGACGTTGACGTCCGGCCTCTTCGATCACCGCTGCGCTTCGATATCCCACCTAACGGATCGGCGTTGAATATCGGCTGTTGTCGTGTATGCGTGTGGCACCACTAAGAGGGTTGATCATGAAGAAGATTTTCGCTGTCGCCGT